AGAAGATGGAACATTGTTTTCACCAAATCCAATTGTGGCTTTACTAGGATCACTGGCCACCACCTTGTTACTGAGACAACCAAATGAGAACTATGTCTACCAAACATTGAACAGAGTGTATGGACTACAAGAGGTGGCATGGCAAATGGACATTTCTGGAGTATTGAACAGTCGTGGTAGTGTTAGAGATGTGGGGAAGCATGGTGTCAGCATCACAGGATTTGTCGAAAAGTTTGAGAAGGATAAGTCTGGTAAGATGATGAAGAAATTGATCAAGGTAACACAAAATGCAAAGTGTTATCAAACCATCCTAAAAGCCATGGAGCAAATGGTAAAAGGTGTACTTCCGTCAAGAACATGCGACTGGAGTCAGATCGATTTTGAAACATTAGAAGCTGACTTAGAAATTGAGTACACAGAATTGAGTAAGCAACCAGACAAGCTTTGGCCATTAGTGTATTACTTTGCTTCCAACTTTGCAGCTTGCGTGTCCAAGATGGTACATAAAGATCAATTGGGTGCCAGGGAAATTGCTGTTCTAAATGCTGCAGCCAGAACCATGTGTCGATTTGCTGAGATGTATGCAAGAGCTATTCGAGATTGTGAGCACAAACAAGGGCTTAAGGTGAACTTGATTGAGAGACGAGACAAATCTGAGATCATCATGCAAACATTAACACACAGTAACACACAACGGAAGTTGGGCAGGAATGTGATGTATGACAGCGCTGATTGTAGCAAATTTGGACCATCTATGATGCCTCATCAATTATATCAAACAGTTGGGTTTCGAGTTAAAGAGCCAGTTCACAGACAGATTTTGCGGAACTGCTTGGCCCTGTTTGGAAATAAAGTGTTCAAAATCCCAGATGAGTTCTTTCTTAAATCTGATGAGTTCTTGGGTGACAAGGATATTAGAGCAAAAGCCAAGTTGGCATTGAAGACCATGAGCGAAACAGTTGGATCACTGAAAAACCAATTGATATATTTAGAAGAAAGCATGCATCAAGGCATCCTCGGCTGTTCAAGTAGTGTATTGGGATCAGATTCTCAAAATTTGTCAAACTATGTTACTGATTACATACTCAGAGATGTCGGCTTGAAAACTGTGTCTCACTTGACGTCCGATGATTATAGTAGAGTCATCACGTGGAATAAGCACACAGTTGGAACTTACAATATCGGGAAGCGTAGCATTGCACTGCATTATCACATTCTCCTTCATTTTGGGATTAAGAGAAACTTGCAAAAATCAGGGTTGTCAGCAGATTACTGGGAGTTCAATTCAGAATTTTATTGTCCAACTGGGGAGATTCGTCCAGATGTGAAATCTAGATTGTCTTATATTGATTACTCTGCTCACAGTGACCCTTATCCTATAGCTGCTAGATCCTCAACTCAAGCATCTGAATTCTTAAGAACAGAAGGCAGCATAGTTGGAGCATCATGGACCTATCTTCTCAACAACCATTTAGCAATGATGCAGAACCAATCAAGATCTTTGTATAATCTTGTTGGGAAGATGATATATAGTTTGCCACTTGAACTAGGAGGCTTATGTCGACCAGATGTGTTAAAGTGCACCACAACATCATCCATATTTCATCTATTGGACAACTATAAGCCTACAGAGGAATGCAATTTGAATTCAGCCTTGGCAGTCATGATGGATTTTGAGCCTGACAGTCCCAGATTAGTATCGGTTGATGAGGATCATGATATCAAGGTGCCTTCGCTGTCCAGATCAGGTGTAGTTCATTTAAGCAAGAGACCAAATAGGAGCACCAGGCAAATCAGAGAATATTTGATGAGCTTGGACCAACGAGAGTTTATAGATGCATACAAAAATAGACGTCATGGAAGTTTAACATTAGCGTTAATGGCTAGTGCAAAGAGAGAGACTGTTGAGGGTGGAAATTCAGGTTCTGCTTTGAATTACACATTAACCCAGACGCCTAACAACGTGCCACTGTATTTAATGAACTCTAAAGCTATGGGAATAGAAGGTCAGAAGCTTACTAGGGTGCAATTGCATAAGTTGGCAATTGAGTTCAATAATATTAGACACACATTTGTAGATCTTAGATTTGAGGGAGTTGATGTGCAAGCCTGGCAAGAGTCTTGGAATTTAACTATGAGGAAGATGAAACAGATGAAGTGTTTGAACATTAGTTACATGCCTAGACGAATGATTAAAAAGAGATTCAGACAGAATTATGCTAATGACACTTTTGTGACTGACCGAGTTCTAATGTTCGATGTTCTGAATAGACCAAAATCATTGGGTGGTGCTAGTGACTTACATGCATGGCAATTCATTGAAGCAAAAATTCTGTATCACAATCGATTGTCTAAACTTACAGTGAGACGGCAGAACTTTAGACTGGCTTTGAGAGATGTGGATTCAGAATGCACTACTTGGATGGAAAAGTTTTTCTTATCAAACACAGCTGGTGGATGTCGACTGAATTATGTTCTGCAACGAAGTGAAGGCATAGCCAATCAGCGCCATGATCTGAGCTCAGCTTTAATGTTAAACACAGATTGTAAGTCCAACGATGAAGGTGTCATAGTCGATCTCTTGTCTCCACAGCTACCAATCCTTCTTGCTGGCAACAGAGTCAAAGCTATTGATATTACGCACTTTTCTAACATAATGATTGGTACAGATGATGACATTGTGTTAGAATTATCTCAGGGTCAATTGTTGATTTCACGACTCAAAGAGATTAGCTCTAAACGAATGATGAAACTGGTGCTGAACCCTCGCCACATGGCTACTACCTTCGTAGAAAAGAGATTCCGGTCTACACAAAATGTATCAATGACTCAGTTGCCGCTATATGGCCCAACACGTCCAGCTGGGAGACACCTGTATGTGAACATTGAGGGCAATTATGAGCATTTTTACACAATGACCACCAATACATGCCCTATAGCTGATGAAACCAATGTTGATAAAAATAATGTATTGGATCTAACAGACAAGGACTTTGTCTATGTGGATGTGTCTGGGTTATTAGGGTTCACAGTGTTAAAAGGTATGGGATCTAGGCATTTGTATCAGGTATTTTCTCAGATTGACTTAAAATTGCACAAAGTGAAAGTCTACTGCAACCATGGTTTGCCTGATGACTTTGATCTAATAAGACGACTAGGCCTAAACAAGGAAGTTCTAGAAACTAGAGGTTTAGATCTGTTAATACATGAAGCAGCACAGGGCTATCGAGATGATGATGATTGGCAAAGTGCTCAAGATAGTGAAGCGGCATCAGATGTAGAGTCAAGCAATGGTCTTGAGAGCGATGATGAAAGCAATCTTGACAGCTCTGTAGACTTTGAAAATGATCACATTATTAGGGATGAGTCTGACTCTGATGATGAATATTCTGATTTTGGTGAAACTGATGAAGTATTGCAAATGATGATGCAGATTGACATGGAGGTGACCGAAGGTGTAGACCGAGATGAGGTGGAGTCAAATGCATTGGATGATGACTATCAGAATGAACCAGAGGAAGATCTAAGTCAGTTTAGACCCATGTCGGAATCAGGGATGCTAAGACCACACAAGGATGTTGTGTTGTCACAAGTTAGGGGTAGTGTGACCATGCTTAACAGAACCACAGTTCTTTATGCCAATAAAATGATGAGAGCTAGGTTCAGAGCTGGTTATGAAGTAGAACTACCAGTGGATCCAGGGCGTCCCAGGTATGCAGATGAGGGCGGAGAAAGTGGATTTGAGCTACTGATCAAAGATTTGGAACACCTTAGCGAAGAAGATGCAGGGTGGGCCAAGAGTTACCTGATTCGTGCTCTGTCAGGATTTGGACCAGTGTTTGCTGTCTTAGATGAGATTAACAAAGCTGAAATGTCTAGTTCTGATAGTGATTTGGATGTCTCTTGGTAATTGGTGTTGATGGAATACACGAGTTGAAGACCTGATCTTAAGGGTGTGAGTGGGATACCTTGGATTACTATGTTTTCTTCTTGCTGGTGCAC